GAATGAATAATAAGATTGATGTTCTAAATGAAAAGGATCTAAAAAATAACATTGACTAAATAAATCCAATGGATTTTTAGTGACAGGAGATCCTGTCATTATTCGTCTATATTTAGCTTGAGTAGAAAGTCTAACAATATTTTTAGTTCTTCGTGCTTTAGGATTCTTTATAGTAGTTGATTCATCAATAACCATTAAAGTATTATGAGAGATTAAAAACTTAGATGCAAAATCTACTCCTTTTTGAGTGCTTAATGCTTCAACATTCATAATTAAAATATGAAGTTGTTCTCCTACTTTAAATAAAGAATCTAATTTTTCTTGCTGGCCTTTTGTAATACTTGCTTGCCACAATATTGTCGTATTTTCAATATGGTCTGGAAGATGTGTAGGTAACTCATTTGTATACCAAGTGCCCACAACACCTTTAGGTGCAACAATTAAAAGCCCATCTATTTTGCCTTTATCATAAAGCATGGAAGCATTATCAATTAATACTTTAGTTTTACCTGTACCCATTTCCATAAAATAGGCATACGTTTCTTTATTCCACGATTTTTCTAAAGCAGTAGTTTGATGCTTATAGGGTTTTGTTTTAAATTTATAATTCATAATTTCTATACTTTCTAGTTGACAATATAACCATCAATCACTATATTGTCAATCATGAAAGACGAAAATATTAAAACACCCACCGTATATGTTATACAAGAAATTGCTGGCACCCGAGAAGGTAAGCCTAAAATTAATATTATGGGAGCAGCAGAATATGGAACATTTAAATTTTTATTACCCGAACTTTCTCAAATAATTTTTTCACCAGGTCCTTTAATTTTTAAATTAAGAAAAGAATTAGCAAACTATCAAGCCACCGATCATTTATTATTGACAGGAGATCCTGCTATTATAGGTGTCGCGTGTTCTATAGTTTCTGATATAACAAACGGTAAATACAACTTATTAAAGTGGGATAAGCAAGAAAGAAAATATTATTCCATTGCTATAAACTTATACGAGAAAGGAAAAATAGATGAGTAATATAGATTTTGAAAAAGACCAACAAGACGTTATGCGGAAGACAACTGATGTTCAATCCTTAGCCGATCAAGTTGAGAGATTAAATAACATGCAAAAAAAACTTGAGTTGGAAGAAGAAAATATTAAAAAAACAAAAAAAGAATTAAAATATGTTTCTGTAGAAATTATTCCAACCATGATGAGTGAAATGGGTTTGTCTCATTTAAAACTTATGGATGGATCTTCTGTAGATGTTAAACCTGATTATAAAGCCAGCATCACTATAGCAAATAGAGAAGCTGCTTTTAACTGGCTTCGTGACAATGGATTAGGTGATATTATTAAAAATGATATTACTGTATCTTTTGGCAAAAACGAAGAAAACAAGGCGGCTGATTATGCTGCCCTTGCACAAGAGCGTGGGTATCAACCAACACAAAAGTTGAAGGTTGAGCCCATGACTCTTAAAGCGCTCGTCCGTGAGCGTATCGAGGCGGGAATAGAAATGCCAACGGAACTTTTCAACATATATGTTGAAAATAAAACAACAATAAAAGGAAAACAATAAAATGACAAAAGAAGGAAACACGACAGAAGTAGAGAAAAGAAAAGGAGGAGCATTAGCAATCAATATGTTTGAAGCTGATGCAGACAAAGGTGCTCAAAATATAACGCAGGAAGATCTTGCGTTACCTTTTTTAAAGGTTTTGATGCCACTATCTCCTGAAGTTAATAAAAGAGATGGTAAATATGTTGAGGGGGCAGAACCTGGTATGATTTTTAACAGCGTCACTAAAGAACTTTTTGACGGTGCTAAAGGTATAAATGTATTACCATGTCATTATCTAAAACAATATGTAGAATGGCAAGATCGTGGAACCAGTAGTGGCTCTCCAGTAGCAATCCATAAAGCAAATAGTGATATTGTGAGTACAACTACTCGCGATAAATCTTTTAAAGATAGATTGCCAAGTGGAAACTATCTTGAAACAACAGCTAATCATTTTGTAGTTGTTTTAGGGGATTCACCACAAACAGCTTTAATTTCTATGAAATCGACATCATTGTCGGTTAGTAGAAAATGGCTTACAACGATGATGGGTCTTAAACTACAAGGAAAAAATGGCTTATTCACACCACCAACATATAGCCACATTTATAATCTAAAAACTGTTCAAATGACTAACGACAAAGGAACATGGTTTGGATGGACTTATTCTAAAGTTGGTCCAATTGAAGATGCTTCAACTTATAAAATGGCTAAAGACTTTTCCGAAAGACTTACCAAAGATGAAGTGCAAGTTAAACACGGATCTGAAGAATCAAAAAAAGATTCACCTTATTAATCATCTAGCGTAAGCTAGATTCCTAGGATTGGGCGTGGAAGCGAGAGTAGAAGCGCCCAAGAAAAAATTATGAGTATAAAATTAGTGATTAATAATAAAATGAGTATAGATAGATTTAAAGAAATATTTAAAGGATTAGAACGTGCTCATGGTTGTACTAAAGTAAGTGAACCTGTAGCCGATGGTGTCAAATTAAAAGGCCAGTCCTTTGTTGTAAGGCAGCCTGTAACTGATGATCTTTGGTTAAAACATTTAAAGGGATCACAAAGTTTAGGAATTATTCCCATTAATGATGATAACCAATGTATATGGGGATGTGTCGATATTGATTCCTATGCCGGGTTTGATCACAAAAAATTAATAGAACAAATAAAAAAATTAAAATTACCTTTAATCGTGTGTCGCTCCAAGAGTGGAGGAGCCCATGTCTTTCTCTTTACCATAGAACCGGTTTCAGCAGAAAGAATGAGAGACAAACTTACCGAGATAAAAACAGCATTGGGTTATGGGGGATCAGAGGTTTTTCCAAAGCAAATAAAATTAAAATCACACGATGATACAGGAAATTTTTTAAACTTACCATACTTTAATGGTGATCAATCAACACGATATGCTTTTAAAGGTGATGGAGAAGCAGCAACTCTTTCAGAATTTTACGAATTGTATGATTATGTTAAGCAAAAAGATATTAAAAAAATAAAAATCGAAAGACCTAAATCAGAATATGATGATGCACCACCTTGTATTGAACTTATGTCCATGAACAAAGTTCTTGAAGGAAGAAAGGGAGGAGGCAGGAATAATGCTCTTTTTCATTATGCAGTTTATGCCAAAAAGAAATGGCCAAGTGAATGGAAAACACAAGTAACTCTATTTAATGCTACGTCGTGTCAACCTCCATACGAAGAAGCAGGGGTAGCAAGAATTATAGCCCAACATGAAAAAAAAGAATGGGGATACAAATGTAATGACGTTCCTATGTGTAATCTTTGTGATAAAAAATTATGTAGAACTAGAAAGTTTGGAATAGGGGATGAAATTGTATTTCCTGCATTGACGGATTTACAAAAAATTAAATTAGAAAAACCTTATTATTATCTTAATGTTGATGGAGAAAGATTACATCTAGAAAATGTTAAATTTTTAAAACAGCAAAGTTTATTTCAAGAAGCCTGTATGGAACAGTTAGATTTTAAACCACCAACCGTTAAGCCTAAAGATTGGGACATGATTATAAATCCACTGATGAAGAACCACGAACCTGTGGAACCACCTGAGGGTGTTACAACTGCGGACCAATTAACAAATCATTTAGAAGAATTTTGTTTAAACAGACACATTGGTTCTGATGCTAGTGATCTTAAAAGAGGAGGGGTGTGGTCTAGCGGAGGATATCATCATTTTGTGTTCAGTATGTTTTATAGTAAATTTTTAATTAGACAGCGATGGGAAATAAATTATCAACGTACCGCGCAGATGTTAAAGGATCATTGTAATTGTGATGATAAAAAAAGAGTGGGGAAAGAACGAATTTCAGTTTTTACAGTGAAAGAATTTGACAAGAAAAAAGAAAATTATGAACAAAAAGAATTAAAACCTAGGGATGTATTTTAATGAGTACTGATTTTTTATTATTAGTTGCATTAACAGCTTATTTTATAACGCGATTAAATTTAGGAATATGAGAACAATAGTATTAGGACCACCGGGAACTGGAAAAACAACGACTCTATTAAATAAAGTTGATAGTTATTTAAAAAAAACAGACCCCACTAAAATTGGTTATTTTGCTTTTACACAAAAAGCTGCGAATCATGCCAGAGATGAGGCCATTAAAAAATTTAATTTAACTGAAGAGGATCTTCCTTATTTCAGAACAATACATTCACTAGCCTTTAGAAAATTAGGACTTAAAAAAGATCAAGTTATGCAATCAAGTCATTATAAAGATCTTGGAAAGAAAATTGGATTCCCAGTCTCGTATGCATCACATCAAGAAGATCACGGTATATTTACTTCTGACAGTGAATATCTACAAATAATTCAACTAGCTCAACTTAGAAATATTACACCCGAACAACAATATAATCGTAGGGAACACACTCAGGATTTAGAATTTGATAAATTAAATATTATTTATGAAGAATTAAAAAGATACAAAAAAGAATATAATTTAATTGATTATAATGACATGATTTTAAATTTTATTAAGTCCGATTTATCTCCTAAATTTGACGTTGTTTTTATTGATGAGGCTCAGGATTTATCTCCCATGCAATGGGATATGGCAAAATCTATTTGGAAAAAAACCGAAGATTCTTTTATTGCAGGCGATGATGACCAGGCTATCTTTAAATGGGCCGGGGCCGATGTAGATTCTTTTATAGCTTTACAGGATCAGATGATTAATCTTCCATTAACACAATCACATCGAGTACCTATTAAAGTCCATCAAATAGCAATGGGAATTATAAATAGAATTAAACATCGAATTAATAAAACATGGAAACCAAAAACTAATGAGGGTGGTTTGCACAGACATTTTGAAGTTGATTCGGTAGATATGTCTTCAGGTGAATGGTTAGTTTTAGCTCGAACCAAACACATGCTTCAAGATATAGAAGATATTTTATATCGAAAAGGATTATATTATAAAACTAAAAATAAACGTAATTACGAAAAAGATATTCAAGATTCAGCTATTAACTGGGAACACTTGAGAAAAGGACAACCTTTAACCTATAACCAAGTAGAAAAAATTTATGGATATATGTCACCTAATCATACTAATAAGTCTTCGCTACATGGAATGACCAAAGGAGCTTTTTACAACATAGACCAGTTAACTAAAGATTTTGGTTTAAGCACAAAGAAAGTTTGGTATGAAGCTTTTGATGATGCGGGATCAAGACGTGTGGAATATTTAAGAAAAATGCGAGCGAATGGTGAACAATTAAATAAAGAACCAAGAATAGAACTTTCAACTATTCACGCAGCTAAAGGAGGAGAATCTCAGAACGTAGTTCTTCTTACTGATCTTACTAAAACAACACTTGATGGTTATGAAAAAAATCCAGACGATGAGAGTCGTTTGTTTTATGTAGGAGCAACACGAACTAAAGAAAATCTACACATTATAGAACCCAAACAATATAACAAAGGATTTAATATATGAGCGCATATGATAAGCAAGTCGGAGGATCCCATTATAAAAATATGGTGATGCAGCCGAGTGAATTTATAAACAAGAACAAATTACTTTTTGCAGAAGGAAATGCTATTAAATATATCTGCAGACACGCACATAAAGGAGAGGTTCAAGATCTAGAAAAAGCAAAGCATTATATAGATATGATTATTGAAAGAGATTATGAAACTCATACTAAACCTCTACCCCATGGTTTTACTTTAACTCAAACCAAAAATCCCGACATGACTCCTATGACCGAAGAAGAAGAGTATCGTAATGCGGGTATTACTAAAGAAGAAGCAGAAACCTCAAGTAAGGAATGGATCAAAGGATATAAGAAGTGGGAGAAAGGATGTCCTCATAATTAATAATGGCAATAAAACAACCGGGTAGAATTGGAACTATTCACGAACACCTCGCCATCAACGAATTTTTAAAGAAGGGTTTTCTGGTATTTAAAAATGTGATGCAACAAGGGCCAGCCGACATTGCTGTTGTTTCTCCCGATGGAGAAATTGAATTATTGGATATTAAAAAAAGATCGGTAAGAAAAAGAGATGGATTTCCCGTTCATCGGTCTTTAACTAATATTCAAAAAAAATTAAAAATTAAATTATATTATGTTGATGATGACCATGCCGGACATTATCACCCACCGAGAGGAGTTAAATAATGCAATTACCGCTTTTTAAACCACAAACCGAATGGCTACCTCCCGAAACATTTCCAGACCTATCTACGTATGATGAAATTTCAATAGACTTAGAAACCAAAGATCCAAATTTAAATATAAGAAGAGGATCGGGTTCAATTATAGGAATGGGAGAGGTGGTTGGAATAGCTGTAGCTGTTACAGGGTGGTGTGGGTATTACCCCATTGCTCATGAAGGTGGAGGTAATATGGATCGTAAAAAAGTATTGAAATGGTTTCAAGAAGTATTGAAAACATCATCCATAAAAATATTTCATAATGCCATGTATGACGTTTGTTGGATTAGGGCCCTAGGTTTAAGTATTAACGGTAAAATAGTCGACACCATGATTGCATCGGCTTTGGTTGATGAAAATCAAATGCGTTATGACCTAAACAACTGTAGTCGAAGGTACACTGGAAAAGGAAAAAATGAAACAGAATTATATGAGGCTGCGAAGAGTTGGGGGGTTGATGCCAAGGCAGAGATGTATAAACTACCTGCTCTTTATGTGGGTGCCTACGCAGAAAAAGATGCAGAGATAACATTAGAACTTTGGCAAGAATTAAAAAAAGAAATAAGCCACCAAGATATTAATGCCATAATGGATATGGAAACTGAACTATTTCCATGTTTAGTGGATATGAGATTTAAAGGGGTTCGTGTGGACGTGGAATCAGCGCATCAATTAAAAAAAGAATTAATTGCACAAGAAGAAGAATCATTACAAGTAGTAAAAAAAGAAACAGGTATAACTACTCAGATATGGGCAGCACGATCCATTGCGCAAGTATTTGATAAGTTACATTTAGAATATGATAGAACTGAAAAAACATCCGCTCCTTCTTTTACTAAAAATTTTTTATTAAATCACCCACATCCGGTGGTAAAACATATTGCGAAGGCTCGCGAGATTAACAAAGCCCATACCACTTTTATTGATACTATAATTAAACATTCACACAAGGGAAGAATACACGCTGAAATTAATCAACTAAGGGGAGATAATGGTGGAACAGTTACAGGAAGATTCTCTTATTCTAATCCAAATTTACAGCAGATTCCAGCACGGAACAAGGATCTTGGACCACGAATAAGGTCTCTATTCATACCCGAGGAAGGCCATACATGGGGTTGTTTTGACTATTCTCAACAAGAGCCTAGATTGGTAGTGCATTATGCAACTTTACAAAATCTCTATGGAGTGGACGAAGTATTAGAGGCTTATCGTGGGGGCGATGCAGATTTTCATAATATCGTTGCTGATATGGCCGAGATTCCTCGATCACAGGCTAAGACTATAAATCTAGGGCTATTCTATGGTATGGGTAAAAATAAACTACAAGCAGAACTTGGAGTAAGTAAAGAGAAAGCTGAAGAATTATTTAAAAAATATCATAATAAAGTTCCATTTGTAAAACAACTTATGGATAATGTAATGCAACGTGCCCAGGACTCCGGAAGAATAAGAACATTGCTGGGAAGATTGTGTCGTTTTCCTTTATGGGAACCTAATTCATTCGGGATTCATAAAGCATTACCTCATGAAGCAGCGCTCGCGGAACACGGACCAGGGATCAAAAGAGCTTTTACTTACAAAGCTTTAAATAAATTGATTCAAGGCTCCGCTGCGGACATGACAAAAAAAGCAATGATAGAATTACATAAAGTTGGGATCGTTCCACATATACAAGTTCATGATGAATTAGATATATCAGTAGATTCACCAGAGCACGCAGAACACATAAAAAGTGTTATGGAGGATGCAGTTACTCTTGAAGTTCCCAATAAAGTAGACTATGAATCGGGTACAAACTGGGGTAACATAAAATAGGAGGAAACATGGAAAAAGCAAAACAACTTTGGGCATTAGCACTAGCTCATAAAAAAATATCAATTGCAGTAGCGGTTGTTATTATATTAATAATCATAGCACAGTAATTTATGTTAGATGGCTTATTTAAACGCAAACATCCCTGCAACGTATGCGCAGGTAAGAAGGGAATATTTATATGACCTTTCCGGACATGTGGGAGAAGCTGAAGAATGTGTCATCTTTGGGATGGCATCAATTTCAGGGAAAGCTATTCTCTTTCATGCAATTATGGAAAATGGTGCTGTCTTCTATCGTTTGCCGATCTCTGCCTTCATACAAAGAGGCTTTGATGTCAAAGAAGTTCCTCGGCCTAGACTTGACGAGCTGGAGCTTTGGAATTGTTTTAGTTACTATCCTAGTATTACTACTTTCGATATCTTAGCTAGCCAAACAGGAAAATATATTGGAAAAGATAAGAAATGGCACGCGGGGTCTTATCTCTTTACGGTTGACTGGGCACACCCAGAGAGTAATATAGTCGACACAGAACATTCAGAGATCCCGCACGAACATAAGTGCGCTCATATACTTGCCTTGAATGATGGCAACTATGCGGCACAGCCAAATAATAGATTGATCTGGAGTATTCCCTCTCTCACAGTGAGGGATGAAATTCCGGACTGGAAGGTACAAACAAGTGATTGGAATGTTGAAGATAGTAGTAGATGGCGTACTGAAGACACAGACAACTTCTTCTACGAAATTGAGGAGAAAAAAAATGATTAAAAAACTATG